ATCATCCTCTTCTAAAGCAACATATGCGTTAGCAAATGATTTTAATTTGTCAAGTGATAAGTTTGATAAAGCAACCTTAGCGTTTGCCTCAGCAATTACATCATTCGCCTTAACAGCAGCGTCAGCGTGTTGAACTAAGAAACGGAAAGGAGAAATATCGTTTCCTTTTAATCCGTTAGCAAACAACTTGCTGAAGTTGTAACAAAACCAAAGTAATTCAATATCTTCTTTTGGTTTAAAAACAAACGAAGTGTCTATTACAGTGCTTTTCTCGGCAAAGTAAGAAGATCCATCACCACGATATCTTGCAGGTTGGTTAGAGAAGCGAATCTCTCTTTGCTCACCTGTCTCATAGTCAACCCACTTATTTACAAGTAAAATATTGTGAGTAGGCTTAGAAAAAACATATGGGGATGCCGGATTGTTTGTTTCAATTTTTTGAATAACACCCTCGTTGTAAGTAATGCGAAGTAGTTTGTTTTTATTCATGTAATCAGGAAACACTTGTCTCAACTGATTCAAATCCTCTTCATCAAGGACAAATTTTTGGCCATCTTGAAATAGCATAATTGTGTTTTTATTATTGTTATTTTTTGTGTGTGTTTAGTAAATTGGGGAGAGAGTTTCCTCCCTCCCCTCTTTACATATTTTTAGACTAAGATTAGTCTGTGATACGAGTGAATTGCTCCAATGTGAAGAAGTCAAATCCAAGGTCAGATGACAAGTAAAGACGAGCAACGTCAGTTGGCCCAATCTTACGAGCAGAAGCACGACCATCGTCTGTGATTTCCATGAAGCGGCTATATCCGTCCATCTCCTTGTAAACCAACTCGATACGATTACGAAGAACTCCTTCAGCGTCTTGAACCTTGTTCAATGGGATAATCCATCCACGTCTACGAAGAGCTGAAGTGGTATTAGCAGCAGTAGTTGCTGGGTCTTGCATGAAACGAGCGTTCTTTAAAGCGAAGTTGTAACCATCTACGTTGATAGCGTTCCAAGAGAAAGTAGAGAACAAAGTCTCAGTTTGCTCCATGTTACCACCGAAGAATACGTCAGCAATAGCTTGAGTTGTAGCGTTAACCAAGTTAGCGTTTTGGATGTAAGAACCAGAAGCACTATTCAAATCTTGCATTAACTCAGAATACAATTCAGTAGTCAACCAAGCCAAGAACAAGTTACTTGAGTAGCGGCGGCTCATTACGTTAGCAATAGTACGGAAGTCAGAAACATCAAAGTTACCTGCACCACCAACACTATGGGTATAACCACGAGAAGTAATCTCGTTGTCAAGACCAGAGAAAGTTTGAGGAACAGCAGAGTTAGTTTGAGAAGTTCCGAAAATCATTGACAAAGCGATTTGCTTAATCAAACGATATTCAGCTTCGTCTTGACCTTCGTAGAAGAATCCGTTCATCTTTTTAGTCTTGCCATCTCCGTATTCAACTTCCATCCACTGTGGGGCGTTAGTTTTTTGAGTACCAGAAAGAGTATAAGTCTCTTTGAAGATTTGAGTCTTCCAAGTGTACTTAGTCCAGAAAGATTGAGAAGAAATTGGTTGGTCAGTTCCTTCATCCCATGCAGAACCAACTACAACATAGATATCACCAGCTGTAGCAGCGACGTTAGTTGTAGAAAGAAGTGGGCGAATAGTAACCGCAACACCTGTTACACCTGTAACAACATACATTGGTAATGTTGCGTTGCTAGTGTTCATTAAGATTTGTCCAGCCTTAGCGTAAGTGTAACCAGCAGGTTGATCAACGTAAGGGAAAGACAAGTTTGCAGGAGCAACAGCACCACCAGCAGTAACGTCAGAGTTAAATGTCAAAGACACACCTGCACCTGGAGCAGCAACTGTAGCGTCAACAACAACTGGAGCGTCATAAAGACCTTTTTCCCAGTGCCATCCTGTTACGTTTTGAACACCACGCTTCATTCCTAATCCCATCAAAAGTTGGAAGTCAGAAAGACCGTTATCACCGAATTTGTTTTTAAGAGTACGCAAGTAGTGAGGTACAAGCAACCCTGAGGTATACGAAGCATCGAATAAAGATAGCAACGAACCATTTAAACCTGCTGAAGAACCAACAGGAGTATTTGAAGCAGTTCCAAAAGCCATTTTGGTAAAGTATTAAATGTTAAAATTTATTTATTTTCAACCTTTAAATTTGTCTTTCAAAGTATTGCAATAATTGACTCTTCTCGTTACTTCCACCCTGCCTTTCCGGTCTAGCAACAGGCGATCCGTTATGAAACTCTTTAACCGATTTTTCTAGGGCCTCCCCTTTAGCGGCTGTGATAAGAGATTTATAAATATTGGACGCTTCTAAATTTTCTATTCGACTCCGAACATATGTGTTTATAAGCTCAATACTTTGATCGTCTGGTAAAGATGGATTTGAAGCGATGATATTAGTAATTTCTTTTTGGAGTTGAGTTCGGGTTTCCGCAGACACCTGCGCCTTCACTTTATATCCTTCAAGGTCATACTCCACCTCTTTCAAATCAGTTAGTTTGTCAATTGTCGGCTTCCATTCCTGTACAGCCTTTGCAACAGTCTCTTTAGACTCGTTATATTGGTTACGCAAAGATGCAACAAAATCTTTATTTTGTCCAATATTTTGCAATTTTTCTTCTACTACGGCAATGTTTTTTCCAATCTTCATCTTCATCACCTTTGGAGCGTCTTCAAATGTAACGTCAGCATAGGTGTTGTTCTCGTCTGCAATTGCCTCACACAAGTCCTCAAAGGTCATGTCCTTCAATAAATCTGGCTCTTGAATCACTTGAGCAAGTGCCATGACTTGAATTGGGTTTTGTTTAATTTCCTCAGAAGTTTTACCAACAAATTTATTGGCAACTTCCAAGTCATTAACCCCTGTGTTCTTTATGAAAGAGTTTAGACTAGCAAGTCTTTCGTTTGCAAATGGAGACTCTAACTCTTTGATTAAAGTTTCTTGCTGAGAGATAAGGGGTTCAAACTCTTCATACTTCTTTGCTCTCTCTTCATAAGTCGAATACTTCTGCTTGATAGAGTCGATAGATTCAAAGTCTCCAAAGATTGCCTTTAAGTCTGATGCTTTAAATGTAGTGTCCTCTGTAATTACAGGTTCAGGGGTGACAATAGGTTCACCACCATCTGTAATAGGATTAGGTGTTACAATAGGCTCGTCTTGAGACGGCATCGGTTCTGGAGCAGGATTCTCCAAACCTAAAGCACTAAAAATGCTTGTAGGCGTTCCTTGTTCTTGATTTTCCATATTTGTTATTTTTGTGTTTATGCGCTTGGTTTGCGGAACTTACCAGTAATTTCTGTACCAGTCTGTTCCTGTAGATATGCCTCTGCCTTAATCTCTTCGATTGAACCTTGAGTTTCAGCAGCAATAATCATTTGTTTTTCTTTAATTCTAATGTTAGAGAGAGCAGCTTCTTTCTCTACCTCAATCTTCGCGGCCATTTGAAGTAACTCCATCTCTCCCTTCTGCTTCATTAACTCCAACTCTTGCAGAGATTGTGCTTGAGCCTGTTGGTTTTGAGCCGCCATTTGATCGTTATATTGACGCTTCTTACTGCTCTTGTATGTCAAATACCATGTAGCTTCTTTCAAACGACCTTTTTCTAACATCTCAAGAATCATAGTGTAGTCAGAAAGTTCTATCTCTGGCATTCCGTTACGACCTACCTTCAATGCTGTTTCAGCCGCCTCTGCAATTTTAAACTTCTGAGTTGCCGATATCTTGTTGCTAATTGAAATACCTAACTCATCCAACGTGAAGTCAGCGGCAGGCATCATGTACTCTATTGAGTTCTTACCAAAAACCTCTTCGTAGTAAGCCTTTACTTCGCTGTCAAAACGCATAGTTGTCATGGCACGAAGAGCAATGTTCTGACCCACCTTAACCTTCAAACGCTCTAACGCTTGTTGCAATGGCCACAATGCATTGTTGGTAGCCTCAACTTCCATCTCAGCAATTCCAACTAACTTTTCTCCTTTTGCAGGAGATCCTGCCATCGTAGGAGTAATACCTGTGATTTGCAATAATTTCTCTACATCGTGTTGGTACGCAAGAATCCATTCAGATAGTTGTTTACCAATACCACCCTCTAACTCTTCAAAAGACTTGTTGGTGTTAACCTTGCCCCCAAGAAGAGAAGATTTGTAGAAGAAGTTACCTGTGTGAGAATATACTTGAACGAGGTCAAATGGTGTGTACATTGAACCTGCGATACTATTAATGTTTAACGCCCCAATATCAATAGCGATACCTTTTGGAGCAGCGGCTAATTTAGCTGCTTGTAGTTTAAGGTGATTGATTTGAAGAGAGTCGTAAATTGGAATAGCAGTCTCTGTAATTGACTTGCCTGGTATTTTTTCAAAACGATAAGAGATTTGAGGCTTTTGTTTGCTCACTCTTTTCATATTCTTTTGCTTTCCACCTACAGTAATGTTTGCTCCGGGAAGGAAGTAACCTTCGTAAATAACATGGGCATCAACAATAACTGTTTTCTTCTTGTCTGTATTTACATATTCCCCAAACTTATCTGAGTAGAATGTGTGAATACCATCACGATCTTTCTTTTTGTAGAACTGAGTATCTTTTGAAATGTATTCAAACTCAAGAACATCTACAAAGAAATCATCATAACGCATACGGTCTGTAATAGTGTCACGTTGTGCGTACCAAGACCAGCCATATCTGTCATTAGAGTATGTTAAATCAAATGCCCACTTAGCAATTCTGTTAACTTGTTTCTCAGTATCTTCCTCACTCCATCCATTTTGGATGAGCAAGTCACGAACTTGAGGAATGCTATATTTTTCAAAGTGACCTGCGAATGGAGTATTATCCCCTTGAGAGTCATCAGTCCAAGCGCAAATAAACTTAGTTACGTCAACATACTTAACCTTTGCCATACCTGTATGAGCATCGGTGTAGTCTTTACAAACCATAAAGTTGAAGTTAATCGCATCGTCTTTAAGTTGACGCTCAATTTTACCCCAATCACTGTTTGTAAATCCAAACTCAATTAACTTCTCTAGAGTGATTTCAAGGTTTTGTTTAAAACCACCAAGACTTTCAAAAACATCTAACTCTACGTTGTTCTCAGGAAGAAATTCGCCCTCACCAACTTGAGGCATTCCAATTTCTTTCATCAACGGTTCCATTTTAGACTTGACATATAAAGTTGCCTTATCTAAAGCCTTCTTGTTTTTAATCTCTGGATTAATACAGTCAACTTGAACACGCTGATTGTCAGTACCTATTACAGAATGGATAATTCTTTTAAGTTCTGGAGCAATTGAGAAAATCTCAAAGTTCATGTTTGCGTACCCTTTCCTGCGAATGCGTTGCGCTTGTGGATTGGGACTTGAAATACTTGCCTTTTCTTCCCCTCGAGCAATCCACATATCAATATACTTCTGCTGATTTTGTCTTCCCTCAGAATAGTTTCTTATCTCAAAAAGACGAGCAATATCTTGTCTACCAAAATATGTTTTGTTATTTTCGTAACGATAAAAAATAGCACGACCAATTTGTGACAACCAATTGTTGTCTTTCTTTTTAGGATCGATATCATCCTTTGGCCACAAGATAGTATATTCGCTCATACTTTAATAATAATCAAATGTATCAAAAAGTTTTGAATCTATATTCATAGATTGCTCATTTAATTCTACAAATTTAGGGTAAACTGACTTACTTCCCAAAAGTGCGTAGCCTCCTGCCGCAAATAAATCGTATTTTGTCATTTCTTGTTTACCATCGATATTAGCACACTCCTCTAAAATCTCGATGTGGTTTTCTCCTTCCACACCATTTTTTAGGTAATGTTCCCAACTATCAAAGATGTCTTGCTTTGCAGAATTGCTTGAACCGTCCGTAGTAATCCTACCCGGCAACGGCTTTCTGAATCCATTTTCATCCATGTCGTATAACAGATATCCTCGTAATCCCCACTCTAAAAACTTCTCGTAAAGAAAGGTGATGTTCATCTCGGGGTATAGCATTGCTCCAAAGAACATACAAGCCTTTGCCATATCATCGCAATACTCCTCCCTTCCAACATCCCTTTGTTTATAAGTGAGGACAAACTTATCTGATGCCCACATACCTCTTGGCTTAATGAGCAGTCCTGTGTCTCCGTCAAGATGCTCATCCTTTTTGTAGTACATTGCACCTGCGTTGTAAGACTTTTTCTTGCCACTCACCTCGTGAGATTCGTACTTGGCAGGGTCAGCTCCCATCACGAACTTGTTCATAACGGTCCAGCCAGGTTTCCAAGACTCTAACTCCGAATCCCACTCTTTTATGTTTCTCGCTCCTGCTGGGGGGAGGAAAGATATGTTAAACTTACCCTCGTCATCCTCAACTAATTTTACACGAGAGCATCTTCCGTTTTCCCACTCAAAATTGTACCTACGAGTTTTATGTTTTTCAAAAGTCAACTCTGTAATTCTTTTTCTTATCTTGAGGACAGGGAAAGAAGAGTCTTTTGATGCCGACATGAAGCACTCCTTCAGATTCATTGGGAAGTTTTGCATCTCCTCAATGAGTCCAGTTTGGTCTCCGTTCATTTCGAATGCTCTTCTCTTGTTTTGGAGATACGTCTTTGCTCCCATAGAAACAAACTTACCATCGACATTCTTCGTTGGCTTCTCCGGATCTTCAACGATGGAGTTTCCAAACTCGTCAATGAAACCATCTAAGCCATCGTGTGCAGGAAAAAATAGAGTTAACAACCCTGTCATTGTCTGTCCGTTATCATTCCTTTCGTTAAAACGAGAACCAAGGATAAGTTTCTTCATCTGCTCACCACCACCTTTCTCCATCTCACCTAATGTTGAAGTAAGGAGACCTATGCCATGAATGTACGGTCCCTGTGCGAGACACTTCATAACGACCCTCCATCTGTCAACAACATTGATGTTGATACCTGCTTTCGGGTCTATCTTTCCAACCTCATCGTGGTGAATGAAATGTAGTTTTTCCATGTCATACGCCCTCTCTCCAGATGGTCGGTGGTTTATCCAACCCTCGTGTGGAGGGAGAGAAGTTGTCCCCACACCACCTGCCGTTCTATTTGCAGGAGCAGTAAATTGTATTGCTTCTTTTGGAACAGAAGATCCTTCAGTCATCAACTTAAAGAAGAAGGGCATTCTTCGTAGACGCTTTGCAATGTGGTCCACAAATACTTGAGTTGAGTGGTAGTCAGACATCGATTGGATACCGCCAAACCTTTGGATACCCATAGTTGCCGTAATATACCAATTCATAAATCCTGCACGAGACGTCGCTCCCTCTCTTCGGTGTTTCGGGTAGATAACTCCGTAAGTTGTTCTCTCGCCTGTGTCTATTGTGTACTCGCCTTTTTCTACATAACAGTCGGGATGTTTTTCTTTAAACTCATCCACGCTCTTCTGCATATTAAAGTAACGAACATAACTCTTTTTCTTCTCGAGGTAAACTACTTTGAATTTGTAGAAAGCATCCTTAGTTGTGTAGGCATACATAACGGTTAAGAACCATCTTCTATCTCTGTCTCGGTACTCTGCTAAACCTTTTGTATTTCTTCCGTTACCAATTGGCCAATAGTTTAAGTAGGTGTATTGACAACCGGGCATATATGTTGGAGTACCATTGTTGAAAAAGAAATAACCCTTGTAGTGTCTCTTGATCTGTCTCTTAATCCATTGTATTTCTTTTGAGTAATAAGAGACATCGTTGAACAACTCCTCGTCAATATCCTCTAACTTCACTACATCCTTTGGCTTCATCTGTTTCTTTCTGCGAATAACAGATTCAATCTCAGACAACTTTGAAGGCATCTCTTGATAAGTAAACTTCTGTTTTTCGGGAGGAAGTCCGTAACCTTCAATTTTTTTTATAGCCTCTTCATAAGGTAGGTTGTAATATTCCTCAACTGAAGGAACTTTAATTTTTATAGGATACAAATCCTCGTCACCATCGTTTACAATAATGAACTCCTCTTGTGGATTATATTTATACTTTACTTCACGCATCTATGTCTGGGAATACATCTCCTTTTTGTTCAAACTCACGAATATACTCTTCAGGTCTAATGCCTAAAGAATCTAACAATGTAAATTCAGTCAACTCCTCTTCAAGTTCTTTGCTTTTTTCACCTTGTAAGAAATCTGTTTTTGAGGATGCAATTTGTGACATCGTCATGTTAATAATTTCTCTTCGAGTCTTTTCTGCTTGAACTATTTTAGCTTGAGCAACTTCATCTTCAGCCTCTAATTTAATCTCTAATTCTGTATAACGCAAGAGTGCTTCTTCAGCAGACTTCCAAACCATATACTGCTCACCACCCATCAACATAAGGAAATAGATTGCCCTTCTGTTTACTCCTTTAATTTTCCAATTGAGCATATCCTTAATCACATCATCGTATGGAGGCTCAAGGTTTAAACATTGCAACGCCCAAACTTTTCGTCTCTTCAAATCGGGAATACCTTGACCCGGAGAACCTAAGTCATACATATAGATTAGGTATCGCATAACGATATCTGGATCTAACTTCTTAGGTAAATCGTTTGCCGCAAATATTATAGAGAACTTAGATAAGTCTGAAAACTCAAAAAGCACAGGTGTGCCTAATGGTATCTTGTGTATTGGGTATTTTAGTTTGTTAAATTCATTATGTTCAAACTTCATACGCTAGAATTTCATTGTGTCTAATTAAATAGTATTCTTCTTTTAACTTCTTATTCAAACCTGCTTCCAAAGGAATACCACAATTCTTTTTCCCTAAAATAATTGAACCTACTTCAGGAACGGCATCTTTTCCATACAGTATTTCATGTGATGGTGAAGAACCTCCAACCGCAACAACTTCCCACTCAAACTCCTTGTATTTTTCTTCAAAAGCTTCTGGAATTATCAATAGAGAACTTTTAGGTTTTTCGGGAACTTGTTTAATTAAACACCATCCGTCTTGAGGAATAAGTTTTCCGTCTCTAATTGTTAAATAAACAAGGTCGGGTCTAACTAATAAAACTTCCTGATCTCCAACATCAATAATACGCTTGTTTTTACCTTCACTATATGCTCCAAAAACCTCTCTAATTTCAACGTACTTAACAAACACTTCGTCTCCTTTTTTCCACTTACCGTAGTCTTCAAAAACAATACAATCGGTGTTTGTCCAATAGTCAGCCTCTTCTGAAGCGGTTCTAATTACCATGTGAATTCTCGTGTCTCCAACATCAACACCATCGGCTAGATGCTCCTTTGATTTCATAACTACAGGCAAATAATTCAAATACTTCATTTTGAAAATATTAAGTGTGTTTTTTGTGCGTGAATTGATGTACTTTTGTACAGCATCGTTCTGATGCTTGATTTTTGTTATTGTGTTCTTTATTTGTGTGCAGAAAATGGGAGCAACGGTTCCCATTTTTTGTTAGTGATCTCGTACTTGTGTAAACGTAGGGAGCAACAATATTGCCTCTCTACCATTTTCTGTCTCATAGGCAGTATCAAATGACAGAATGTAACCACCGATTGGTTTTGGAGGTCTTCCCTTTTCAACGTGGTATCCAAAGTCTCCTACTCCGTATTCCTCTTTATATGCCGCTGTTCTGATGTGGTGAACATACTTGTGTTTAATAAAGTAACCTCTCTTTGAGTGATGCTCTAAAGACTCTTGCCCATCAATGACGTGGTACAACTCGTGAACGTGTCCCATCCAAATGCAGTCTGCTCCAGCAATCATAACTCCCATACGGTTGTTCTGAATTACTCCCTTAGTAACCACTCCTCCTCCACCTGATCCATGGTAATACTTCACATTGAAAGCAAATGTAGCGTGTTTCTTATGTTGAACTTGAAGCTTCCACCAACCACCATAACCTCCAACTTGAACGCTAGTTTTGTTCTTGTAGTTTAACAAGTCAACAAATCTTTGGAGAGGATCTGTTTCTGTGTTTTTTATAATTGCCGTTTCGTGATTTCCGTATCCAATCCACAAAATGTATTTTGCGTATGGAGACCACCAATCAACAGCGTCTTCAATTACAGCGTCAAGATAATTGTGTACATTATGCTCGGGAAGAATATCTTTTTTATTTCTACGAGGGTCGTACTTGCCTTGCATTAGACAGAAAAAATCTCCGTTAACAACAATCCAAGCTCCATCTTTAACGGCATCGTCTAAATGTTTTTTTAATGTATCTCTTTTGCATTTAGGGTTGTCCCAATGAACATCGGAAATCATAAGAAATTTATCCGTTGTGTCACACTCTGTGATTAGGATGTTTCTGCCGTACTTAATAGTTTGCATTATTATAGAATTCGTTAGATTTTAATAGTGTAAAATATTCCACAAAAGATTTATATGGAGCGTCTATGATTAGAGGCTCTGTTGATCCTGTGATATATACTAAAGTTCTTGAACCTATTGATGCTGAACCATCGTTACGAAATTCTACATCGGCTTGAATAGCAGCCACTTTTGTTATGTCAAAAATGATAGGGACAAAGTCTGCGTAGAGTCCTTGTCCGGGGTTGCTTTCAATCTCTTCTTCGCTATTCCATACCACGCAAGTGGTACTGCAAAGAACAGGAAGCGGTTTTTTTTCATCCTCTTCTTCCTCTCTTTTCTTTTTGGACTTAAAGAACATACAGTTAATTTTATCCAAAAATACAAAAATCCCCCTAAATAAGGGGGACTTTCTTTTTGTATTAGAAGGGGAGGTCATCCTCGGACTCCTTGGACTCTCCCTGCGGAACTTCTGCTTTTGGTTTTGGTTCATCTTTTGGTTTTGCTTCTCCTGTGATTTTCCAAACTTGAAGAGAGTTATATACTCTTCCGTTGTACTCCCTTCCTTTTAAGTTAAAATCAACTTCGATTTCATCACCTTCCGAGAATGGTTCGATTAGGAGTGTGTTGTCGTTTATCAATTGGAACTCTACTAATTCAGGGTACTTACCCTCTAGTTCTAGGACAAATGTTCTTACAGAAAATTTGGCACTCTTGTTTTCGGTGTTACCTACCGACTTAATTTTTCCTTTTACGTTCATTGTTATATAATTTTCACAAATGTATGAATTATCTTTAAATGCGCTTCAATAACTTTTTAACCTTGTTGTTAATAAAATATTTTTCCAAATTTGGTTTTAACATTATATATTTGCCGATAATTAACACATAACAAAAATGAACGTAGATAAAAATATACCAATCCCAAGCACAAGTGGGAGAGGTAGAAAAACCGAATATGTTTTGCCAGATATGGAAGTTGGAGACTCTTTCTTCGTTCCTGGAGAAACATCAAAATACCTTGCTAAACTTTTCTACCAAAAGAAAAAGAAGAACTACGAACTAACGGCCCGATCAATGGATGGTGGAGTTCGTGTTTGGAGAGCAGCGTAATTTTATTATCTTTGTTTCGTTGGAGTAGAGGCCGACAAAATAAATAAATACTAGCCCTGTTGAATAGGTGAGTCCTCTACCTCCCTGTTCTTCGGGGCATTTTTTTTCACATTATGAATACAGGACAAATTGTAAGAGCGAAGTCTGAAAGAGATTTCACCATGTTAAGCAACAAATTGTTGCAAGACTGCAACATCACCATCGAAGAGAAGGGGTTGCTTGTTTATCTATTAAGCCTACCTACTGACTGGGTGCTTTACAAAAAGAGTTTGCCAGAAAGAACCATGGAAACAAAAGGGACTATTGACCGAGTGTTTAAACAACTTCAAGAGAAGGGGTATATCCTTAGCGTAAAGGTGATTGACCCTAAGACAAAAGTGTTCAAGGGATGGAATCATGTTGTTTACGAAGAACCGACATTAGAGATATCCGACATTAGGGAAGAGCCGAGGTCGACAAAAGCCGATGTCGGTCAAAGTCTGCCTATACAAAGACACACTAATACAAATACTAATATTAATACAAATACTAATATAGATACATTGGCAAAAAAACCGAAAAATAGTTTTGTGCCACCTACGTTAGAAGAAGTGAAGGTGTTTTTTAGAGATAAGGGTTACAGAGAGGATGCGGCCATCAAAGCGTTTAATTACTACACCGATGGTAATTGGCATGACAAGAGTGGATCTCCAGTTAAAAATTGGAGACTCAAGATGCACGTTTGGTTTAAGGATGGTTATAAGATTCAAGAAGAAAAAATTAAAGTGAGAGACATCTTTGGAGGAACACACTTAAAAACTCAAGATGAAATAAACAAAGCTGAACCAGGATTTTTCAATAAAATATGAGCAACTACCAAAAATTATCTGCCCTTGGAATTGTCTGCAAGGATACCTCGGCACAACAAAAAGTAAACTGTCCGTTCTGCAAAGACACGAGAAGTAACAAGAAAGACAAGAGTCTATCTGTAAATGTCGAGTTAGGTGTGTACAAGTGTCACTACCCAAACTGCGAAGCGTTTATGGGTAAGAGTGTAAACAAGTCCGACCGCAAGGTTGAATACTTCATCCCTACATCCAAACTTCAAAAGGTGAGCGACAAGGTCCTCTCTTGGTTTGAGAAGAGAGGGATCTCCAACAACACTTTGCTAAAACTTAAAGTTACGGAAGAGGAATGTTTCTTCCCTCAAGCCGGAGAGAATAGAAACGCCATATGTTTTAATTACTTCCGAGGTGGTGACCTGGTTAACATCAAGTACAGAGACGCGGCAAAGAACTTTCGGATGGTTAAGGATGCCGAATTGATTTTATACAACTTGAACTCCATAGAAGGCTATGATTGGTGTGTAATTGTGGAAGGTGAAATGGACGCTCTATCTTTGGAGGAAGCTCAAATTTACCCTGTCGTAAGCGTTCCTAATGGGGCAACGAAGGGAAATCAGAACCTAAAGTATTTAGATAACTGCATTGACGCATTTGCGGACAAGGATAAAGTAATCATTTTTACCGACAATGACTCAGCAGGACTCTCTCTTCGTGAGGAATTAACACGAAGATTGGGACGCGAGAAGATTTGGTATGTAAACATACCCGATGGTTGTAAGGACGCTAACGAGATCTTAGTTAATTACGGAGTAGAACTTCTTCAGAAGGTAGTTGCCGAAGCCTATCAAATACCAATAGAGGGCATTGAGAAAGTAAATGACGTGAAGGAGAAAATATCTGACATATATCTTAATGGGTTTCCTCATGGGTTGAAAGCAGGTTTTAATCAATTTGATGAACACATCTCGTTTCGAGGCTCAGAGTTCACCATCATCACAGGAACACCTAACGCAGGAAAGTCAACTTTTCTGAACAATTTACTTGTCAGATTGTCTGCGAAACATTCGTGGAAGATAGCAATGTTTTCCCCAGAAAAGCAACCTACAGAGATACTTTTTTCTGAACTTGCTGAGATATTTATCGGTAAGCCTTTCTTCTCATTTGTACCTACCGCAAAGATGTCTCAAGAGGAGGTGGATAAGGCTCGTGACTTTGTGGAAGAGTTTTTCTTCTTCATGAAGATTGACGAGATGGATGTTACCATTGACGGCATCTTGGACAAAGCAGCTGAACTTGTGAAGAGGAACGGAATCAATTGCCTTGTGATAGATCCTTGGAACTATGTAGAACACCAAGTCCCAAAG